CCTGGGGCCCCACTGGTATGCACATCTCTGTGTGTGCCGGCTTCATGCCAACCTAGTCCTCGGACTAGGCCACCCTCGTTGAATAACTCTTCAGCTTGTGTGGTCTTCGAATCGATAGAAGCTCCCTGGTAGTTCCATGTGGCTCGTAGGGAGTCTAAACAACCGTAAACACGCGTGTCAGCCTCTTTCGAGAACTGATGTTGACGCGGCCGTTCATGGTTGGGCTTTTCGGAGTAACTTCGTGTTATAACACACACCTAAGGAGGTGTGGATTGTTAACGCCACGCAACACGCTCGAACAAATCTACGACCCCGGCTCCGCCCCGATTCTGAACAACCTGTGGTATCGCAAGCAGGTTGGCTGGTCAGGAGGCGATAAACTTAGGCCGCTACCGTATGAAGGGATAGCATCCCGGCGTGTTGTGACGTCAGTGTACAGCGGACCAGGGTGGTTTACCTTGTCCGCCGGGAACGATTATTTCTCGGATATGGGCGTCATCATCGGATCTCAACAGAACACAATTAACCGTGCTTATGAAAAGTTCCGCGTGAAAGCGCTCGGTCCTACTGCCCAGATCGGCATTGCAATAGCCGAGTGGCGGGAGGGTTTCGGGATGGTTACTAATCGTGCCTATGACATGGTGAAGTTGTTTCGTGACCTCCGTTATTTGAGGTTGCGAGACGTTGCGGACCGGTTTGGACATCGTGTTGTAGCGACGTCTCGACAGACCGCACGCGGTCGTAGAGTTCGAAACACCGCGGGGTTGTGGATCGAATGGAGCTTTGGTTGGAAGCCGACTATGTCGGACCTCCACGGAGCCCTGATGACCATCGAGAAGCCCCTCCCTCACGGGAAGGCATCGGGAAGTGCAGCAGGAATAGCTGAGCGTCACTCTTTAATCGAGGACGCTGCTGGACGATCGGAATTCAATGCCGTCGGCCGGTATTTCTGCAAGATGGGGGCTGAGATTCAAGTTACGAACCCCAACTTAGCGCTTGCAGCCCAACTGGGTCTTGTCAACCCAGTGACACTCGCTCTCGAATTGGTCCCTTTCAGTTTCATACTGGATTGGGCTAATGACGTGAGTGTGTGGTTAAACTCTTTTACCGACTTAGTCGGATGTTAGTTGAAAAATCCTTACACGACACAATTTGTGAAGGGTTACGACTCGTGGGATAAGTGGGATTATTTCAACATGCATCACGCTTTCAGTAAAACCGAAACTGTGAACATGAAGAGACTTACCGCTATTACCACACCCATGGCTAACTTCGACGTCCTCACGAACCTCGGAGAAAGCTGGCAAAGGGCAGCGAACGCTGTTTCGTTGCTTACCCTCGTCCTATCTGGACAGAGGCCACCCCGTGTTTAACTAACCAAGAGGTTTACCACTATGCCTTCTATGGCAAGCATCACTGTCAAGAAACTTGACGGTACCACTGACATCGTGTACGCTGCGGCGACCGCCTCAGCCGGGGATCGCTCCCCTGCTGTCTGGCGGCCTACCACAAACTATGCGACACTCAGTCACCGTCCTAAGTTCTCTTTGGTGATCCGGGACAACCAAAAGTCCAATGGTCGGATCTTCCAGTTCAATTACAACATGCCCGTTCTCGAAGACGTGAACGGTGTCACCGTTGTAACCGCGAACATTCCGATCGCCATGTCGGGTACCCTCCCGACGAACGTCCCAATCGAACACTCTTCTGAGGCTTTCGCGCAGTGTGTCAATCTGCTCGATTCCGCCTTGATCGCAGATGCGATCGAAGAAGCGTACGCGCCTACCTAACGGTTAGCGTGGCTGGGTAACCAGCCGATGGTGCGTGGACATTTTACCACTCAACTTGGAGTCTAAAATGATTAAGGATCCTGCAGTACAAACTGCATCCCGGCTATACGCCGCTCTCGACACTCCCCGCTCACTCACCTGTTGGTTGTTGGTGAGACACGGCGAGTGGGATCAGCTCGCCACTATGGCGATTGATCCCCGACATTATCTCGACGTCCCTTCTGGGATAGCGAGGTATAGGGCAGATGCCCAGGCCACAGCCTTTCTGCGTAAGTATGAAGACTTAGAGACCTCCATTGACAAGGAGGCCGCTGCAGTCAAATCATTCTACGACAGCGAGCGTGCGTGCGCTGAGACCAATTACGTTCTTAGCTTTCTCTTCCTTCCTCCTACTGTCGATGACAGTTTGGATGGTGCACGAATCATTCTGAATCGTGCAAGAAAATGGATAAAGAGAGTGATAGGACGCATGCCTGATGAATTGGGCGTGGCATTCGGTCCCGGCACATCCTTCGAGCTAAAAGAGAGTACGTTCACCACTGTGATGGACAAACTTCATGTCACCCCAGCGGTAACGCCTTTATGCGCAGATATCTTTGCGCATTCTTACTGGCCCTCCTTGTGGGGGCGTGTAAATTTGGCGTTAGGTCGACCTCTCCCACGGTCTTGCCGTGGTAACCGTTTTACGACTGTTCCTAAGGATGGAAAAACTGATCGGGGGATAGGAATTGAACCCATCGGCAATCTGTCTTGCCAGCTCAGTATCGGAAGATGGCTTAAGAGGCGTTTAAAGAGAATCGGCCTTAATGTGGATCGGTCTTCTAGACCAAAGCTTAATCCACTGGCTGACCTCCTACACGTACGCGAAATCACCGGTCAAACGGTCCATCAGCTCCTTGCGGAGCTAGCAAGCCGAACTGGCGAAGACGCGACGATCGATCTCACTTCTGCTTCGGACACCGTCTCCTACCTTCTCGTTAAGTTACTTTTCGAGGAGGATTGGTTTCGGTTATTAGACTCTTGTCGTTCTCCTTTCACTTTAATCGGTGGAAGGTGGCACCGGAACGAGAAATTCAGCTCGATGGGTAACGGGTTCACTTTCGAACTCGAAACTTTAATCTTCGCTGCTCTCGCCCACGCCGTCACCGGGTTAACCCCGGGGAAAGACGTGTTCGTTTATGGTGACGATATCATATGTCCCACAAAAGCGGCACCAAGTGTCATTCGCGTCTTGAAGATGTTCGGGTTCACACCCAACGTTAACAAGACGTTCACCGTAGGCTCTTTTCGAGAGTCTTGCGGTGGGGATTACTTCAACGGGTGGGCCGTGAGGCCCGTTTTCCTGAAGAAGGCGAGAAACACACCTTGCGACTGGATGTCATTACACAATGAGCTGTTCCGATGGGGGGGTCCAATCCTCTCGTCAAAGATGGCCAACGTGTTGGCGTTTATTCGAGCACAAGTGCCCTCGCATCTCCGATTGTCGGGACCGTCCGTTCTCGGCGACAGTCTATTTCACACAAGAGCCATTCGCCCCAAGTTTAAATGGGAACGCGGTATCCGTTTCTTTAAGACTTGCCTTGTCGAGAGTATGAAAATACCCCTCGATAGGTGGTCTGATGAGTACACGGTAACCGCGGCCCTTCTTGGAGTGAGTTCAGCAGGTGTGACTCCACGCGATTCAGTGCGTGGTGTAGATATAGGCTGGCTTGCGCATTCCTAGCGCCCCAGTAAGTGTACCTTTTCCCCCGGAGGGGGGTGGTTGGTATTAACCTATAAGTGGTCTTGG